GCCCAAACCGATGCCGGCTGCGACGTACTGCCCGCCTGCCGTGACTTGCATCTTCACCGACCACATGGTGGTCAGCTTGCCGGCAGTGTCGGCGTAGGCCGTCGATGTCTGCTGAATCGCCGCGGTGTTTTGTCCCACCGACACATTCAGCTGATCGATCTTCGTGGCCGTTGCTGACTCGTTGGTGGCGACCACTTGTTCCAGCTCGGTGATGTTCGCCGCGTTCTCGCCGATGGCGGCGTCGAAAGTAGTGATCCGCTGCGACATCGCCTCGTTTTCAGAGGTGCGAACCTTTGATTCCGAAGCGATAGCCGCGGTGCTGGTCCAGCCCTTCAGGGCATCCGCCAGATCCCCTTCGCCATTGTCGTCGCGAGATGACGCCCGCAACGCTTGGAAGGCCGTCGCCTGGGCAGTCACCACGCCGTCGAGTTCGGTGATCTCGGCAGTATTGGTCGCGACCTGTTGCGCCAGGCCATTGGCCGTCTCGACGGTCCGTCCGACATCCAGCCAATAGTCCTCATTCGGTGGCGGAGTTTCGAGCGGCACGTCGCTGGTCGCCTGATAAATCCGTTTGCCGACCACAACCAGATCGTATTCAACGTAGGTGGCTTCCGGGTCATAGCCCTTGAGTCCGTCCAACGCATCGATCTGCGCCTGAAGCCCCGGGATTTTGTTGATCTCGTCCAACAAGTCCTGGCCCAATTCGGTTTCGCCAATCTGGCCGGCGATCATTTCCAGAATGGCTGCGGCGTCGGAGCTGGATTGGCCCTGCACACCCATACCAATCGGGTACCACGGACCGATGTTGCCAATCCGATCCACCAGGCGCCCCCAGAAGTAGAGCGTCACCCCAGCGCGCAAGCCCAGCATTGAGAAATCGCTTTGCGGGTACGACAGGTCTGTCAGCTTGGTCGCGGCCTCCAGACTGGTCGTTGGGCCGTGCCAGATCTCTGTCCGCTGGGTGTCCTCTGCGCCAGCCGGGAAGCCCCACTTCAGGTAGATACCGAACAACAGCGGTGTCGCCGTTAGATAGCTGAGCGCCGGCGGCAGCCCCTCTTTGCCCTTCAGGTTGGTCAGCATCGAACTGCGCCAGATCGACGAGATATCGAAAGCGCTCACGGCGCGAACGCGGGCCACATAGGCGCCGGCGTAGATGCCCACTACATCAACGCTGGTCATCCCAGTGCGCTGCAGCTTGATCCAGTTGCCGCTGTCCTTGCGCCACTCAACGTCGTAGCCGACTGCGCCAGCAACCGCCGGCCAAGTGATAGTCATGGTGGCCACGGCAATGCCTTGGGACACAACCGAGTTCGACGTGACGGTAACACTGGCCGGTGCCGGAACGACGGTGATCGGAATGACGCTGATCGGCCGCTCTTCCAGGCGGGCGCCGGTGTCGATGTAGGCGAACTTGCTTGGGTCGTACTGGACGGCCGAGATCTCGAACACCCCAGCCTCTGGTCGAGACACAGAGGTCACGCGATACAACGGCACGGCCAGGTCGTCGGCATCGAGCGCCCAGACAAGCTCGGACTCAGGCGCAACCGAATAGGACGTGGTTACCGTAACCGCGCGACCGACCACTGACTGCACAGTGCGACCTTCGCAGTTACCGTTAGGCAGGTTCAAGATCAGCCGGTCGCCTGTCTTGGCTTGGGTGTCCCGGTCCAGCGTGATGACCCGGCCGGCAGCCGCCGAGATTCGCCCACCGATGGCGCGGCCAGCAAGCAGCTCATCAGCTACAGGAATCACGTAGCCCGGCAACGGAATACGACCATCCAGACCCACCTTGAAACTGATGCCACGGTCCTTGGAGTTGGTCAGCAGTGCCCACTTGCCCCGGCGCTGCGCTTCCGATTCGCGGGTGCAGCCGATGGCGCTGATCTCCAGTGGATTGTCGCCGTAGCGCCGCTGAAGCTTGGCATCCGTCACCGCTGTGACATCAGTGTCGTAGTTGTTTGCTGGGTTGTCGTAGCTGATCAGGGCTCGGCTGTAGCGGGTGCGTTCCGATGCGCTCGAGTAAGTGAACTTGCCGTCGATTACATTCGCCCGGGTGTAGGCGAAGTCGAAGTCGGTGGCGCGCGGCATGTCGGACAGCGTGAAGACCTGGCCCTGAGCCCAGTAGGTCATGCCCCGATAGATAGCCGAAATATCGCGCAGCAGTGACCAGGCGTCGGCCTTGCCCTGAAGGTTCAGACTGCAAATGAAGCGCGGCTCCTGGCCGCCCTTTCCGTCGGGTACCAGTTGATCGCAATATTGAGCGATCCGGTACAGCTCCCACTTATCGACCTGCCATGGCTTGATCCGCCGGCCAAGACCGAATCGATCGCTGACGGTGATGTCATGGGTCATCCATGCAGGGTTGTCCGTCCAGGCCTGCTTGAAGGTGCCGTCCCAGATCCCGGTATAGCTCCGAGTTTCCGGATTGTAGTTGGTCGGCACCGGCATAATTTTCAGTTTGGTATCGACAGTCACCGCGGGAATACTGCGGAACTGCTCGGCCGAGAATTCGATGTAGAGCAGCGCGGTATTCGGGTAACGCAGCTTGGCGTCGATGACTTCGGTGAAGCCAGCGATCTGCATGGTGTCGGCGATTTTATTGTTGTTCTGGTTCGGCGTAATGCGGGTGACGCGGATCAGCCAGCCACTGGTTGCGGCCGGCAAATCAATGCGCCGAGTGCGCTCGTAGGTGCTGGTCGTCTTGCCGTCGACGGCCTCGCTCAGAACCTGCTGATAGGCGCCGCCGTCCGTGGCCAGCTCGACCTTGTACTCAATCCGGTAGCCATTCACATTGCCGCTGGCATCGACCGATTGCAGGGCTGGCCACGCAAAGCGCAGGCGCGCCGCTGACAGTTCGGTATTGGTGATCGCTCGCACCCACGGCGTGCCGCTTCGCAACTCAATTCCGAGAGTCGTTTCGTTCTCTACCGACGGAATACCCTGAATGTAATCCTGCTCAACAGAACCGTTGCGATACTCGAACTTCACGTTCGGGAAGTTCATGTTGCCCTGTGGGTCTTGCAGCGGCGTGTTGTCGAGGTAGATGTCCTGCGCGGTCGGATCGCCAGCGAACTCCCCTTCACCCATCGCTATAAGGATCTTGGCCATGGCCACCGAGCGCAGGCTGTCCGGTGCTTCGGTCGGGGTCTTGGGCTTGTCCGATCCGCCTTTAGCACCGTAAATATCGAGCTGCTGTGCTGCGCCCATGCTTTTCTCCAGGCAATAAAAAACCGCCTCATGGGCGGTGTTGGTGTTCTTGACGAGGCTACATTTGGTCTTCGGCGTAAATCGCGGCGCTGATGATCGCTCCGCCGACACGGCGCTTCCCATAACAGAGCGGAACCGGGTTGCCGGATGCCGTGGTGTTCTTCGCGCTGCCGAAGGCATAACCCGGGGTATTCTCGGGGGCGGCACTCGTTTTCAGGCCTTTGGGTTGAGGGCTGAGCATCTGGATTACGCCGCCGGCGACCATCGCGATACCAACCGGAACAAGCGCCAAGCTAGCCCCGCCAGTAGGAGCAGCTAAGAGATAGCCGGCAGCGATCAAAACCGCGCCAACCACTGTCTGGATAATGCCGCCCCGCTTGCTGCCGGTAACAATCGGCGCGATTCGAATCTCGCCCGAGCCCCCATAACCCAGTTCCTTCTCTTCCAGATTTTTCGATCCCCGGAAAACTGCGAACTCCATACCTCTAGACTTTGCATTCGAGATAAAGCGCTCAAAACCTGGGATCTGGACGCAAAGCGCCTTGATTGCTTCGGCAGGCGATCTTACAGATAGCCTGAAAGAGCGACCGAACTGGCGAAGCTGTCCATAAAGCAGAATCGTAGTCATCGGTTGATATTCGATAGCGAGTGCGGCCATTACTTATCTCCAGGTATAAAAAAACCGCCCGTAGGCGGCGGCGTTTCGAATTTCGTTAGAGGCAAGATCGAGCAGCTTCTACCCACTTTCCTGAGCCCAGGATCGCGCTTGATTTGTACACTTTCACATTGGAGCCGGTCTTCGACTGAACAATTTCAGCCAGTACAGCCGCACCTACAAAATCAAGATTGAGGAGAAGGCGGTAGCCGTTGTCTGTTTCTGTAGACGTGGTCGAAGCATTGATTTCTTGCCATTTTGGATTGAGGCACTTTGCATAAGCCCTTGGGCTTTTTGTAGAGCTGGCTGAAAGCTGTGGCGCTCCATCCTCTAGTGAGGATACCGACGAGCACCCCACCAACAACGCAACAGCCAACGCCCCTACGAAAAATTTCATCTCGGTCCCTCGCTTGGATTTGCCGAGACTTTATCACCAACGAGGGAGCAACACGAAAGCCCCGCAGGGGCGGGGCTCTTCGTTGATCGGGGAGTAAGCCGTCCCTGGCTGCTGCGTCTCAACCTTCGCCGAGAATCTCCCGGAAACGGTCAACTGCTGCACTGTTATAGAAAAAGGTTTCGCACTGCCGATCACTGTACTTCGACTTGTCAAGTCTAAGTTCGCCGTACTGGTCCGTTTTCAGACCGTGCTGGTTCGCAAGCCGACCGATTTTTTGTGCGCTGACTCCGAACAACTGCCCCACCACACCCGCCAGCTTCAGGCTTTCTTCGACCTTGGGTAGTGGGATCAAACGCTGCCCGAAGGCAAGCTCTGAAATGTGGCTGAGCAAGGCCTGTTTACTGGTATCGCCAAGATTCGGCAGGTGAGCCAGTGCAAGCCTACCAAACTCTACGGCCGAGTCATTGGCTGCCGGTGGATGTGATCGCGGATTGACTGCATGCCCGTCATTCCAATATTTCCAGAGCGCGTCATCGCATTCATTTTGATACTCAACAATTTTGTTCCGAACTCGCTCGTCTTTTACTCGACCGGTTTGAACGGTTGAAAGCCACCCTGCGAGCTTACGCAATGGCAGGCAAGCGACCTGCTGGATTCCCCCCGCTGAAGGTATCTCCGTTACGGAGACACCCCAGCGCGCAGGGTTCGCGATCAGCTTCTTATGCTGACCTCCCCAATCCAGCCCAATTCCCTCTACAACTGGGCGCATTGGCACATACGGCTGACCGTTGAGGTCAACCAGCATCAAGTTTACGCCATGAAATGGAACCGTCATCAGCGCACTCATGCTGCCACCTTCCACTTCAGCTTGGCCATTGCCACCAAAGCAAAATCGAAAAGAGCTGCTGGTGGAACGTGAATGCCATTCTCTCCAGCAATCGCACCGAGAAACTGCATCGGCGACATCACGAACGCATCAATAGGAACCGGGTGGACCTGCCGATTGCCAGCGCCATCGGTGAAGACGATGAAACGCTGTGTCGGTGAAAGCTCGGCCGGAAGTTCAACACCCTTCTCTTCCCGGCCCAGGTATTCGCCCTCGATCGCGTAACTCGCGACGAAGCTGCAGGCCGACTCGAATTCGCTCGCAGGGATAAGTTCGGTGCGCGACACATTGAAGCGAGTGTGAAGGCGATTGTGCATCACCAGCTGAAAGCTCTGACGATTTTCGGTCGGAACAGCTTTGGCTTTGTCTCGAATTACCCCTTTGATGATGTTGAATTGGCTCAAGCTAAGCTGATCCAACAACACTGTCATTTTGCCTTGATCTTCGTACTGGCCATGCTTGCGGATGGCCGGCAGCACTTCGGCAGTGACCCACTTCTTGAATCGCTTTGCTTCGACTTTGCGGCTGCGAAGGATTGCTGAGTAGAGGCCCGACTCGTTGATTACCAGCATTTCCTGGTCGCCGCCAAGGGTCTGCACAATCGACAGACCCTTTTCATCGTCGTCCAAATGACGAGTCATTGCCGAAGCTTCGCTGTACTGAAGCGCAGCAGAAACATCGTTAACCACAAACCATGGCTGATCATCAATCAGTAGCGTGCGAACCTGCTGTTTGCCGAAGCGGAACGGGATGACATTTGATGTTGCTGTGCTAATATTGCTCATGACGTTTTCTTCCTCGAAGTTGATCTCGTTACCTGAAGCCTTGGCCTGCACGCCGGGGCTTCTTCGTTTCAGGCTGCTGCCTGCTTGCTCTGTTGTTCCCGCCACTTCAATCCTTCCTCGATTAAAAGACCCAGCTCAGCGTTCAAGCTGCGTCGATTTTTCCTTGCCTCCAATTCCGCCTGCCCTTTAACGGACACTTCTAGGCTTAATGGATACCTACCTTTCTTTGTCATCACTTGAGCTCCTTACTCATCATTTGACATCATTAAGCATCATTAAAGATGCCTCGTCAACATCATTTGCCATCATTTTCTTGCAGGAAACATGTTTCCCGAACATCATGCTTTCCATACAGAACTGTGGACTGACCATGCACCACCCAAAAGGCTTCCCTTCGCGTCTCGTGCGCTTGCGCGCAAACGCTGGAATGACTCAAAAAGAATTAGCGAAAGCTAGCGGGATCAGCGTGCCGCAAATTGGCAGGTATGAAACAGGCTTGTCCGAGCCTCGAATGACAGCCCTCGTGAAGCTTGCTCGCGCTTTAGGCGTGGAAGTTTCCGCTTTCGATAATGCCGAACAAGAGCCCGAAACTACCGAATTTACCATCGTCACCGAAGGCTATCCCGATGAAACAGTTACGCTTCCAAGGAGCCTGGTAAACACACTGAATGAAGATGCCGATTCTCTTGGGCTCTCGCTGGAGGCAATGCTGATATCCACCATTGGATTTGCGAAAGAGCGACAGACTGGCGGAACAAGATCATTCGCCGAAATCGTCAAAGAAACGCTCGATTATCTAGACACGCAACCGCCAGTCGAATAACGCCCGGCCAGCCGGGCTTTTTCATGCCAACAAGGACACCTCGTGACGGAAATAGCCAGGATGACTGATTCATTTGAACCACCCTTCTTGGGCCTGGATGCAGAGCTTTTTATGTTCATGCTTGAGCGCCATGCTGGCGAGCCCGGCTTAGCGACGTCGGTCGCAGCAATACAGGAGCGTCTTTCTTATCGCGCAAAACGCAACATTACGGTCGAAGAAGTCGAAGATGTTGTTGAAAATACACGATACCGACAGCACGGCACGGACGCGCCTTATATAACAACGCGAGTCGTTGGCAACCTGAGCCATCTGCGTCTGCTCGACGGAGTAGCGGAAAACAGTAGCAAATGGGGCTGGAATGCGTAGCGTTACTCTAGACAGCAAAAACCCAGCAGGGGCTGGGTTATGAGAATGAATCAGCTAAATATTGAAAGTGTACTTCCCGCCTCCATAGCTTCGACTTTGGAAACCCTCAAAAACACTTTGCCAGAATGACTCGGCACCTGGCAGAGCTTCAATTCCCACCTCCTCTACTCCCTCCGACCTTAAAATGTCGAGCAACTGTCTCATTGCCTCTTTTCCCACCCCTTTGCGGCGAAACGAATGAAACACAACTAGCGGGAAAATCTCATCAGCAGCGCTCCTGTAGGTGCAAAACCCCGCAAGGCTCCCTGAGTGAACGATTACAAAGACTGTTTCCCCGAGAAAGTCAGATCCATTACGAACGGAACCGACTTTGTTATCTAAGTCCGCTTCCAGCAACATCTGAAGTGACTCGATTTCACTCTCAGACGCCGGTCGTAACTTGGTGATACCTACCATCATGCAATGCTCCATGCGAAAAATGGCACTTTACCATCACACCCCAAGCTTGCAAGGCTGACTTAAATCTCTGGCCAGGTATCCAGCGTGGATGGAATTCCAGTATCTGCCCCAAAGCCCTCCGTAGTAGCCTCTTGCCGCCATACAACGGATTTCCCAGTCCTTTGCCTGCAAGCCCAAGGACTGGGATTGCGCCAATTTCGGCGCGTAGCACTATGGAGATAACAATGGACCAGAGCGAACTGAACCAGAAGCTAATTGACGCTGTGAATGCGCATGGATCTGACCTACAAAACCTGAACTGCGTTTTATCTGGCCTAGTTCAGCAGTTGGCAACTGCACAGGGAAAGGAAGGTCTTGAGGCCGCCAGGGTATTCGCCCTGAGAGTCGCAGAGGCAATGCCAAAAAAGCGGGCCAGTGCGCCCGAACCCAAAAGCGATCTCCGAATTCTTCAGCGAGCATCCAGCGGGCTGAGCCCCAACTCGCTCTCCAGGCGGGAAAGCCGGCGCTCCAGCAGATCGGCTTTCTCCTTGGCATCTTTGCCAAATCCTTTAGGCAACTCAATGCCAAACCTGTCAGCAGCAACAAGATGCTGGCTTACGCTGACACCAATACCGGCTGCATATGGCTTGCCGGATTCCGTCATTCCCATTTTCACCTTGAACATAGTGATCTCCTGCGGCACTGCCGCATCAATTGTTTGATTGCGCGTCTTCATGCCTGAGGACCAGACGTGTTCGGTCAAGCCATGGTCCGCCGAAGACGATGATCTCGCTTGGGCGCCCGTATAGATGGTGCAGCAGGAAAGGCCCAGGTCCGAAGGTGGCCGAGTCTTCACCTGGTAGTGCCGGATCGGTGCCGAGGAAGATCCCGGCATGGTTTGGGTAAACCGTCCGCCCTACTTCCATCACGATCATGTCGCCACGTTGCGGCTGGTCGACCTTATAGAAGCCGGCCGCCTCGTAGTTCGCCTCGTACAGGCTGGTGTTGTCGGTGCTTTCCCACCAGCCATCAGCGCGCTTGAAGGCTTCGAACTCAAGATCCCACTCGCGCTTGTACCAGTCGGCGCAGATTTGCCAGCAGTCCCATGCGCCATGCACGAACGGACGCTTCAGCAAAGGGACATCGCCAGTAGGCATCACGGTCCGCAGATCACCCTCGGGCCAGCTGAGGATATGCCACGGCATCGCGGTCGCTTCGCACATGGCGAGGTCGCGCGGTGACGGCCGGCTCGTAGCATCAGGATGCGAGTGAACAATGCCGATCACTTCGCCAATATCCTCCGCCGCGGCATATTCCTCCGGATCAATTCGAAACTCTTCGTTCGGTTCGGTAGAGATATTCCGACACGGGTAGTACTGCTGCTTGCGACCGATGCCCAGCAACAGGCCGCAGCACTCTTTCGGGTACTCAGCAACCGCGTGAGCCTGGATCGCGCTCAAGATGTGCTTGCGCATGGTCAACTCCGTGCGATCAGGGAAACAGCGGGAAACCCGCCGTGGGGAAGTTGGTTGTTCTCGCCGAAGCGCAATTTGCAGGACTTGAGTCCGCCCTTGCACTCGTCCTTGCTGGGGTCGTCAGTAGGATTGTCGTCGTCATCGAACATCGCGCCGCCGGTGTAGCTGCAGTTAGGGCCGCGGTACCCGCCTGTCATTGCCCAGTGGCAGAAGGTCGTCATTTGGCGCCCGGGCAACCCGTGGTTATCGATCTCACCGGGTGACGACAGATCCCACTGCACGACCTCGCCATCCTCACCGGTCTTCTGGTCGATGAACCAGATTTCCAGTGCCTCTTGTGTCGGGTCTGCGGTCGGATTGCCTTCAGGAAAGTTTACGGCGTCCAGGTACTGCGCCAGCGTCTCGTGTACGGTCAGCTGAAACTTCAGCAGGTCATCAAAGGCAAGGCACAGTGCGGTGATTCGCCCATTGACGTTGCCAGCCACAAACGTCGGTCGTGTAGCGCTGCCGCTGCTGTCTGCGCCGATGCCTTCAATCTGCACTGGCCAGGCCGCATATTCGTTGCCCTGCCAAATGATCGACTTCGCCGGCAGTTCGTCAGGCGAGCCCTCATAGGCCAGCAACTCCGCAGGGGTGTGGGGAATCGCGTGCGCATGGAAGCGGAGCACGTCCGCGCCATACTCCGTACCGTCAATTTCAAACAGCCGCACTTCCCCGCCGGGCTCCAGCTTCTGGATGTCCGTAATCAATGCCATCAGGGTTTCCCTTAGGGGTGAAAGGTTTGTTCGAAAGTGGCGGCCAGGGTGTAAACCGAGCCGCCTTTGTGTGAAGGCTGGTAGCCGTTGGGGCACTTGTAGAGGCCGAGCTCACCGAGAGGCGGCACCCACAGGAACGCTTTCGCGCCCTTATGGCGATCGAGGAAGGCGATAATTTCCTTGATCCGCTCCGCACTGCCGGTGTGGCTGATGGGCCAGGATTGCGCTTTGTTGTTTATCCCATCAGAGACCGACTGTTCGTAGCCATCGCCAAACTGCTTGGACCGGGTGCGCTGCTTGATATCGCCGGTTGCACCCTTTTCGATTTGCCAGGTGAATCGCTCAATCGCCATGGATCACCCCGTGATAGCTCTGTTGATTTTTCCGCCCCGGCGCAGATCGATGCTCACCAGCTTCTGGTAACGCTGATCAACGAAGTCGGCCAAGTCCTTGCCGAACTGCTGGTAAGCAGGATCGTCAGTCGCAGAGCTGGTTGATCCATCGCTGGCCACCATGACTTGCACACTGATCGTTGTTCCGCCAACAGGGCCGCCGAGTGCACCGACACCAGGGCCTGCGCCAGACGTCAGCGGTGTCACGCTGCCGCCATTCGCGCCAGTCATGAGGAAGGACTTGCCGCCCTCGTTGTACAGCTCCGGCCCCAGCTCGTTGACCTCATACAGAGAGTTGGGGGCGACAGGTCCGCCGGCCGCTCGGTAGCCAGAGAAGTCGACGTTGGTGTATCCGGCCTGAGACGCTCCTGCGGCTGACGAAGCAGCACCGGCAGAACCGGAGGCCAGCCCGTTACCGCCACCACCAACGAAGTAGTTCGTTGCAGCGCCCACCAAGCTACCCAGCAATGCCGAACTGGCCTGCCGGGTTGCAATGCGCGCCATGTCGGCCAAGATCGATTTCGCGAAGTCACCGAACGATGCCTTCCCGGTCATGGCGAAGTTGACGATCGAGTCCTCCATGGAGCTAAACGCATTGGTGAACAGGTTCCGAGTTTGGCCGGCAATGTCCCGGGCGGAGTCCAGGTAATTGGCCCAGGCCGATGTCGCGCCCTTCGTCCAGTCACCCTGCGCCACTTCGACATCGGCATAGTTCTGCCGGATTTGGTCGGTTGCCTTCTTGTTCGCATCTGCGAGCGCCCGCGACTTCTTCTCGAACTCGTCGGGGTCCATCTTCCGTGATGGGTCAGACTGCTGATTGGCAAGATCCAGCGCCTGCTGAGCAAACCGGTCTTGCTGGCTGTTCAGCTCGCCGTTGAGCGCATTCTGCCGATCCCCCTGGCCGACGCCATTGACTGCGCGCTGCCCGGCAAGCTCCAACGCTTTCTGCTGCTGCCCTAGGGCTGCAACGTACTGGTTGATCGCGTACTTCTGCTTGTCGAGACGACCGGTCTCGGCGGTGGCCAGCACTTCCTGTTGGCTGTCGGCATCCTTCTGCGCCTTGACCATGGCTGTGCGTGCGTCAGCGATCTTCTGGTCCAATTGAATACGCTGCGCTGCCGTGGTGCTGGACTTGTTCTTTACAGCTTCCAGCGCCGCGATCTCGGCCTCGTATGCAGCCGTGACTTCATCCCGTTCGTTGCCGATAAGGCCATCACGCTGCTGCGCGTACTCCGCCTGGGAGATAAGCCCGGCCTTCTGCTGAGCATCCAGTTGCTTCTGGGCGTTGCTGTACTCGGCCAGAATCGCCGTGAGTTGGTTCTTGGCATCGTTGAAGCCGGTTAGGTCGACGCTGCCAGCAGCTACGGCGGGATCTTTATTCTTGTCCTTGATGTTCTGGATTGTCTTCGCCACGTAATCAGGCTTGACCAGCGGGTTATCCGGGTTCGCCTTGCGAAGATCGTCGACTGACCGCTGATACTCCTTGATCAGCTTGTTGCGCTTTTCGGCATTGGTGAGGTTTGAATCGCTGATCGCCTTCAGCTTTATCTCAGCCTCAATCCCTTCCTTCTGAGTGCGAGTTTGATCACTGTCAAACTTCGCGTTGTCCTTCTGGGCCACCTGCTTGTCTTGCAGCAGGTTCAACTCATCCTGTAGCGATTCCATTCGCTTTTTCGCATCGCCATCCTCATAGCCTGTGCCCAAGGTAGATTGCAGATACGCCAACTTTTGGGTGATTTCGGTGATGCGCAGTAGGTCATCCTGATCACGACCGACGTTTTTCAGCGCATCCAGTGTCTTCGCGGTTTCACCTCGAATCGCGAGCCAGGCTTTCTCAACAAGCCCGAGGTTCTGAATGATCTCGCCAGCGCGCCCCTTCACCGCGTCCGCATAACTGTCGGTCAGTAGCTTTGATGCCCCAATCTCATCGCCTTGCTCCTTCAGAGCAACGATCTGGGCATACACCGCTGCAGTCAGAAAGTGGTACTGATCGTTCAGCGACTTCGCCGCGGCAACCGGGTCATCCGCAATCTTGACGAACTCCGCGACCGTAGCGTCGACAGACTTGCCGGTGGCTTTCTCCATCGCCAAGGCGGCCTCTGAAATCTCGACGAAGCTTGCACTGGCGATCTTTCCATTGCCTGCCAGGTTCGCCAGCACATCAGCTGCAGCGCCTGTCGTGCCCACTGTCGCGCTGATCTGCCGTGCCATTTCGGCGAGCTCGCCAGCATTGGTGCCGGCGTAATTGCCGGTCAGGATCAGCGACTTGTTATATTCCTGTGCCTCCTTGCTGCCTTGGTAATAGGCGTTGGTAAGTACGGCAAGCGCGCCTGCGGCCAAGGCAATAGGCGCTGCAATCGCTGCAAATCCGATTGCAGCACTGCCAGCACCAGCACCCAGCTGGGCCACGGCTCGCACACCACTACCCCAGTCGCCCGAGGACAGGGCATTCCCTAGCTGAACGACGTTTTCCTGCGCCTGGCGAGTGCCGAGTTTCAATTTGTCGAAGCCGGTGGTGACTTCCGCCAGGCCCGCCCTGTCCTTGCCGATCTTGGCCAGTGACTCGTTGTAACGGTTTGCATCAATGATGCCCGCCTCATGAGCGGCCTCAAGCGCTTTCTCCTGAGCCTCTAACTTGGCCAGCTTCGCGGTCACCGGATCGATGCCATTGACCGTGCGCTTCAGCGCTTCGATCTGACGGTTTTCCGCGTCGATCAGGCGCTGTTTCTGTGCGACTTCCTTGGCTTCGGCTTTTTCGATCTTGTCGTAGGCTTTGCCGAGACGGTCCTGATACGCCTCCTGCTGCTCGATGGTGACCAGGCCGCCCTTCCGTGCGCGCTCCAGCAACCCTTCCGCCTGAACTAATTGCTCCATGCTGCCGACGTTGCCGGACATTGCCTTGTCGAGCTGGCTGATGATGGCGATTTCGCTGGTCGCGCTCGCGCCGGATTTCCGTCTTGCCTCGGTCTGACGCTGGGTGGAGCCGGTCGATTTATCAATCTCCTGCGCAACCTCGCGCTCAGCCTGGACAATCTTCTTGCCGGTGTCGGCCAGTTCGGTCCCGGTCTTACCGAGATCGTCGATAGCCTTTTCGGCATCAACAGCCGAATCAACCAGCTTGTCCAATTCGTCAGCAGCCTTGACCGCTTGCGACGAATTGACCTCGATGCCCAGGGACGCGAAGTTGGTGGTCATTTACTGCCCCTCTGTTCCGCCATCACCCGCAGGGCTTCGGCTTCCATGATGCGGATATCTGGGAAAATGTCGGTGGCCTGGGCCCGGGTTAAACCGAGGAAGCCAGCGACATCGCGAATTGACGTGTAATCCAGACCGGTAGCGCCACACGCCCCTGTACGCCACTGGGTGCTCAGCGCCTCGAAGACCTGGAACGCCTGCCAAGTGTCAGGCCAGACTTCGCAGATTTCCTCGGGCAAGTCCCTGAGAGAAAGCCCGAAGGCCGCCAGCGATTCCGCTGATGGCCCAGGCTCGTACAGCTTGCGCGAGACGCTTAGGAGTTTCCCAGGCGAGCCTTGCTGAACGCCTCGGAGTAAGCCGCCAGCACCGCGCTTGGTGTGGCGCTGATCGAACTGACCAAGATGCGGAGGTTTTCATCCGTGAACTCTTCGTCGATATCCCAGCCAGCGACGATTGCCTTGAGTTGCTCCACCTGGAGATCGATCAGCAAGGCCGTGAACTGCTCAAGCCCCATCTCCTCGGACTTGAGCCCCAGCTCCTTGTGTCGCTCACCCCAGCCAGCATAGAGGCCTGCCAGTTCGGCTCGGTCGCGATAGTTGAACTCGAACTCCACCTTCACCGGTTCGCCGCCGACGGTAGGAAGCATGACGTCTGCCTTGAAGGTAGGGTTCTGGATAAGCGTGAACTTTGCCATGTGCCTTCCTTACGCCGCAGCGCTGTAACGGGTTGGACGACCGGTCAGCGCGATGCTGATGACGCGGGTCATCAGGTTGTTACGCGACATGGTCGGAGTCGAGGTGATCGACACGTAGCCGTTGTAGACGATGCTGCTACCGCCTGGCAGGTTGAGGCGAAGCACACGCACCTGCTTGTCATCGTCAGCAGCCTCGCAGACATCGACATACGGCTTGGAAGGGTCATCCGCCACCGTGATGTTCAGCGTGATCGGGTTCTTGGTGGTCGGCATCTGGCGATCATCATCGTCAGCCAGGAAGCCGTAGGTCAGGAACTGCTGGTCGCCGCCACTGGATGCCAGTTCGGTGATCTGCGAGATCTCGGCGAACGACGTGACTTCGCGCACTGAGCCAACACCTGAGCCTGCCGGGTACTGCTGGACGTTCGTGGTGTTGATGCCGCCCAGGCCGAATGTGCCGCTGGCGATATCCGCAACGCGAACGGCGCGCCCGTCGAGGCGTGTCCAACCGGAGTTGACCGCGATGATGTCGCCTTCAGCCAGCCCGTGCGCCACGGCCGTGGCCACCGCCGGGTTCGCGTTGCTCAGTACCGTAAATGGGATTGCCGTGCCGTAGGCGGAAGCAATTTCGAACGTTGCGCCGTTGGGCATTTGAATGCCAGCCATTGGTGTTTTCCTCTTTTCAGAAATGACAAAACCCGCTCAATGGCGGGTTCTGGGTTTGCCCAATGGGCGGATTAGTTGGTGTCGGCTCGGTACAAAAACGAAACCGGCACCGTATAGGTGGTGTCGTCTGGAATGCCGGGGCCCGGATCAACCGGAGTCATCGTCACAACGGTCAGCGCGCCCTTCGTGTTCCGTTCGTACAGAGGGAACAAGGCAGCGATCTGATCAGCCAGCGCTCCGGCCGCGCCGCGGTACTTGCCCGACGGCGTCACGATGCTGATCTGGAACACACCGGTGTACAGCTTGTGGTCACCGCCAAGCGTGTTGCTCGCGGTATCCGCTGGCAGCGTGAATGCCTTCAGGTAGGTGACGCCGTCGACGGGCATGTAGGCCTCATTCTCGACGACGACCTTCAGCGGTACCGGCAGCGCTTTCGCCCAGACGATCAGTTTGGCCTCGTAGATCGAGGCGATGATGTTGTGGCTCATACCTTGTTGTTCCTGATGGCTTCATCCACGATCTGCTGGAACCGGGCCAAGGTGATGCGAACCATGCCGCCTGGCGCCTGCTTCGAATGCCCGTACTCGAGCGGCACTGCGTACGGTAGGTTATTCACGATGTAGGCCGTCTCACCGATGCTCAATTGCTCGACCTGAAGCTTCAGCTTGGCGAGCGTGACATTGCCAGCTTGGTCGATCTGATCGATAACGCCATCAACTGGTGATCCGATAGAAAACTGCCAGTTCCCGCGAAAGCGCCCGCCCACGTAGTCCTTGCCGGCGACCAGTCCGTTCACGTTGAAGTTCTGGTCGCGCTCAGTCTTGGTCAGGGGCTTGGCGTATTTCACGCTGCGCTTTAGCTTCCCGGCCTTAGTGAAGTTGCTCGGCGTCAGCGACTTGATCACGTTGCGCACTTCGACGTGCGCGTCATAGGCATCAGCCGCCGCGGTGTTGGCCTGACGATGTGCAACGTTTGCCGCCCAGATCTCGGGATTGCCCACTGGCGACATGCGAATTACGCTGCTGCCGATCTCAATCACGATCTCTCGAAACGTAGCGTCGAGCCCGGCCTTGGCCTGCTCAGCAAACTGGCGGATGTTCTCGGCGAAGCTGCCATTGAGGCCCGAGTACTTGCTCACGATCGCACCTGCAGCTCGTACAGAATCGGTGTGCCGGCCGGGTTGATCTCTTTCAGCGGCGGGACGATTGACCAGGTGCGACCTTGGACTATGACCTTGTTCAGCAGGTCAGGCGCCCACGCCAAACCCTGCGCCGCGATCTTGAGTTTCTTGTCGCCCTGCTTGATGAGGCTGTTGTTCTGGAATTCTTGGCCGGTGAAGTCGAGCAGGATGCCCTGAGCAGTCTGCTCGGTGATGGTGTCTGGCGGCGCGCTCCCGGTATCGGGATCGTACTCACCGACGGTGATCGACCGAATGGTCACAGGCTGGCCGAACTCTGTGATCATATCCAGAGCCATCACGGCCATTTCGTCGTAGAAGGCCATGGTGGCTCCAGCTTTAAATTAGAGAGTCAGCGTACTGTTTTTCGGTCCCCATTTGAGCGCAAGTACACGATTCCCAATGCGGGAATGAACAAGCCGGGGAACAGGGTCAGCAGGTCGATCTGTCGATCATCATGCAAGAAGTACAAGAGCAGCATCGAAGTGGTGGCAACCACTGCAATGAGTGATAGAGAGATGAACGGTCCAAACGTCAGCTTGGCTACTTTTAGCGTTCGTTGCCGGCCAAATGCGCAGAGAACCCACAAGTAGAACCATTCAAATATGGCCACCATGAAAATCGCCAAAGCCACTAAGCTCGCAAGCATCCCAGAATCAATCATGTCGAGGCCTTCCTTTGCCCATTTGGTGCATTATTTTTTGGCTAGGATAATTGCACTACGCGCGGACAGCAAACAACCCGCGCTTGAGTAGATAGTCAGCAAACTGCGTAGCACTCGGCCGGTCCGGCGCCGCCGGCAACAGTCGGCCGCTGGTGTTGGGAATCGTCGCGTATTCGCGAGTTACTGCACCTTCGACGCGCTCCAGCGTCACCGCACCTTTACGCTTGTCGATCGGATCGATGTCGTCGGTGTGGATCTCGGCGGCCAAAGCCATCTGGCCGTACTGGATGCGCGCGGGCAGGTAGTTGTCGGGTTTGATCTGACAATCCAGTTCAACCCCTCGGCGCGGCCAGGCCAGAGCCTGATCACTGTCCGTCTTGCGCCCCTTCCAGGTCATGCCATCCATCGCCAAGGCGGACCGGCGAAGCAGTGCTTCTTGCGCTGACTCGTCCGCAGGGATGGTCACGCCGAACTTGCCGGCGTACATGGCCAAGTCGTCGGCAGATGCGTAGCTTTCGGCGTCAGGCTTGCCGGTACCGTCCTCGATGATGAGAGTCATGAATCAGCTCGCTGTGGTTTTCTGGATCGGGTACCACGTTACCGGGCACCCGGTTTA